TCCGTGTCCGCAATTCTCTGTGAGAGCGACATGGTCGCTACTCCTTTTCGTACATGGTGCATGACGGCTTGCTTGCCGCTGAACCTGCGACGGCGCATGCGGTCTTTTGTGCCTTGCTCGGCAAAGACCACATTCATCGTATCAGGGGAAATCTTTAAACCCTTGGCAACCGCCAAGGCATTGGGATTTGCCGGTACACTTACCAGCGATGTTTCAACTAATTCCTGCTTAGTAAACTTATAACCACTGAATGGATTTTCTTTATCCAGCGGCTCGTATTCCTTTGGCCGGAAACCAACCGACACGGCTTTAAGAATGCCCGCGTCAATCAGTCTGCGGATTTCATCAATGCGCTGGCTCGTTCCTTCCGGAGCCATCTCGAGATGCCCGCGCAATTGCTTATTTTCCACGCGCAGATTTTTCCACTTACCAATTGGGAAGTCACTGCGGTGACCGAACAGCGCGATGGGATTTTTTTGAAACGCCTCCAGGTCCCAGCCGTCTGACATGATGACGTCATCCATCCGGTCAGACGTTTCGTCCGACATGACAAACTCCATGCCGCTAACTTCAGCAGCATGGGTCTTGTGAATAACCTCTGTCACTTTACGTTCCTCATCCCAGATCGTTTGACACTCGTCCTGGTCGAGCTCGTCGGTGCACCGATCCATGAAGTCGGAATAATCCTCGTCGTCATCCGGTGGCGGCATCTTGACTGACATTGGGTAACTCCTTAGGCAGTCGGCACCTCGAGCGCGATACCGAACTTGACATCATCTTTTGTCTGTTCAACAGGATTGTCGCGCGTGCCCGAACGGATTTTCAACCAGCCGATCGACCGCACCCACGCACCGGTTACAACGACGGTAGTATCCGGCTCCGGTGAGATGGTAATCTCGCGGCCTTCTTCGTCGTACAGATCGTTATACAAGTTGCCATCGCTGGACGTTTGAAACGTCATGTTGGCATCAGTATATTCCTGTGGTACCGTAATCCGCACGATCGTTCCCGCCGAACAATCAACGCCGTCGGAAAGTGACGCGTCTTTGAGAATGGTTGGCCCGTCTACAATTTGCAGTCCCATGGTGTTACCTCATTGTGAGAGTGACATTCGAAGCACGACGTTGCCGGTCATGGCAACTTTTATTTTACCGTCAGCTTCCACGAGTTTTAATTCGTGGTAGTATAAATCCGGCTTGAGCCCGATGGTATCTTCCGCATCAATTGTAACATCGAGACTGGTACCCGCAACCGCGATGCCATCACTCTGGACTTTCGTTATCAGAATATCTTCGTCCATCGAATACGGCGATCGCGCCAGCTTCCACTCCAGGCTCGTAACCGTTGCCAGATCGTAACCCGTCATGTCCACACTAACAACTTTATCCTCACCGCAGAATAACTGAAAGTTCTGGTTGAGCGCAGCAGTAACGAGAATTGGATCTGGTGTCATCGTTCCGGCTTCATGATGTTTGGCGTTGGACCTAACGTGCGCTCCATCGACGGCGCTGGTTTAACCGACGGCGCGAAAGGGCAACGGCAATCCCAGCAGCAAAGCGATAATCATGTAGAGCGCGATAAGCGCCACGATGATCATGAACACCTTTTGAATTTGCGCCGGAATTGGAAAGCCAAGATAACCCATGAACCACACGATCACCAATCCTATCAGCACCAGGATAGCAATCGCGATTGCGATATTTACGATCCCAAGCAGCACTGCACCGAGTGAAATCATGTTAGTTCTCCATACTCACCGTCCAACAAGAATTGATCCCAGCCTGCAGCGGGACCGATGATCACCCGCCAAGGTTTCGTCTTTACTAAGTCACTCGCACCACCGGCAAACGCATCACTAATGCGTCGGCACTCTTGCTCAGACCCACGATAAAATTCGGCAAGTCCCCAGCCGCAATTATCGCACTGTTCAATCCGGTATGTGACGACCCATTCCATGACATTAACTCGTCAGAAAATTAGTGTCCCCACGTCTACGTCATCTGCGTATTGACCGGCAACTCCCATGGCCATCGTCAGCGCTACCAGTCCGTCGATGCGGCCACTGGATTTATTCTTGCTCAATTTGCGGTTCGCGTCATCCTTAGCATCAATAACAGCGCAAGCAGCACACATAGCCAGCACGGGATGGTCGCCATGCGCAATCTCCTTTTCCTTAATCGCACCCTCCAAGTCACGCAGTGCTGGAGACATCGACTGCGTACCTTGACCGAACTCGACGAATATTTGTTCAGACTTTTCATCTTTACTCGATGACTGACCCGGCAATTTATGTTCTGGAAAACCGGCTTTGATCAACCACGGCACGAGGTGTTTCATATTCCAGCGGTCGAACCCGATCTTGCGAATGTCATAAATTTCATAAAGATGGAAAAGCCACTTGGCAACGTACTCATACGAAATCGTGTTACCTTCGGTGGTTTCTAGGAAACCATCTTCTTTCCATACATCATACGGCACCCGGTCTTTCTGTGCCTTCTCACGTAGCCCGTAAGCCGGTAGCCAGAAAGTTGGATGGACTTGCCAGACGCGATCCTTCTTGCCGATAAGGACCAGCGCGGTTAAGTCTGCCACGGAGGATAAATCCAGACCACCGTAAACGGCAAGTCCATCCAGCGGCGCAGGAGGCGCACCGCATGTCTGCCAAACCGATTGCGTAACGAACGGGTTATTAATTTCTACCCGCTGGTTCAGCACTAAATTTCGGTACTCGGCTTCGCGCGCTGGCATGCGCCGCGCGTCTTCCGCCATCGCCAGAACTTCTTTCGCATTCAAGAACGTACCGAACGCAGGATTAGCCTGACGAATTGTCTTTATAGAAAATGGATCTGCCGCCTTCGGTGCTGTGTACAGAGAAACGATGGTACGCGGGTCATGACCAGCTAACGCATCGTCAATCAAAATACTCAGCAGGTCGTTGTCGCTTGGCGCTTGCGTCGAGATAATAATTGATAACGGATCTTCCTGCGCACCCGTTGCGGTCTCGAGCGCCTCGTATAAAGTTGAGCGCGGTCCACGCACCTGACCCAGTTCATCATGGACAATGAACGCGGGCGAAAGGCCGAATGCGGTGGAAGCTTCCGCGCTCAGTGCTCTGTATTTGGTGCCTCGCGCAATACAGAGCAATTCTTTGGCAGTGTCGCGTACGGTCACAACAGCTCGCAGCTCTGGACCTAACCGTACGATCTTCGCCGCTAGAGAAAAAATTACGCCAGCTTGTTCGCGCGATTGCGCGGTGGAAAAGAGCTGGCTATTGACGATAGAACTCTTTCCGCAGAGATGATTGAGTAACAGGAATGCACTTAGACTTGTTTTGGCATTCTTGCGCGGGAAACTTAGGATCGCACGGCGCGTGCCAGCAACGTTATCGTAAATCTTTTTTATCTCTGTCTTCTGCCACGGCTCCAGCTGCACTAACTCGCCGACGTGCTTGCCCTCAGGAATGCGGCAGTACTTCTCGATCCAATCGATGACGTCCTGGCCACTGACTTTCTTCGGCGCGTCAGGCTGCGGCTCCGAGCGTACACGACGCTTCTTCTTGGCGGCACGCTTCACGACCACGTGTGCACGTCCTTTATCGTCTCCTTCAACGCCTTGTTCTTAACGACCGCCGCATTGCGCATGTTATAACTTGATTGCTGCGCTAGTCGCATCTTGGTCGCCAGCATGGCGATCGATTTACATTCTAGTCTACGAAGACTAATTAGCTGCTTCCATTCGACGCGATTGTTTGCCTTACGCGCCTCTTCAATAATCTTATCCATATACGGTAAACCAGCAACTTGTTTGCAATACATCAGCAGCAGGACGTGTGTTTCAGGTGGAAACCAATCCGCTGGCATCCTGCGTACGATATGTCGCCATACTTTTGCTTCGTCTTCATTCAAATCTTCGTGCGGCTCCGGACGCGCAATCACGCCAGAATTTAAATTCAAAGATCGCTCTGCAGCTGATATACGCGGCATATATCTATTCATACCTCGTAGAAAAAGTCAGT